ATATTGAAAATCTGTATAGAGTCATTAAAATAGTATTTGACCTATACCATTATTGATACGAATAATGTTATAGCTTTTAGCAACGATTATTACCTGTTTTCTGAAATATATTGGTGCTATACCAGTTGAATTAGTATGACTTCCATCATATTCGAGTTCCATCGTCAAATTTGCATCTTTTATTACACTAAAATCTAAATGCCCACTTGGATCTAACTCACCAGGTTGTAAAGCAAAACTATATACACTTATATTACGGAATATGGGTGAGCGTTTATGATATATATTTGGTATATTTATTGACAAGAATAAATTATTTCCCGTAGTTTCATTCAAAATTGATATTCCATCACATGTTAAAGTTACAAAGCTCTGTTTTGAATACATGAGTGGAACATTTTTTTTACCTAATATACTCAGTTTCCATTGTCCGTGACCACCTGGGTAACCACTGCTACTAACTCCACGCATTTGATCTAGTAGTGATATCTGTGCATCTGACCATTTTTCGTACTTTTTTGCTATAAAATACATCTCTTTTACTGGATTTTTCAAATCCAATTTAAATTCACCAAATTTAGATTGTGGTTCGATGCTAAATGTGTTATGTTGATGTTGTTCTATTAATAGATTAATAGGTTTAGACTGTAATTTACATCGTTCAGTTTTATCTAAGTGTACTAAATCAAGGTTAACTGTAAAATTTTCCATTTCAAGTTGTCGTTTAAGTCTCTTTTCGGCCGAGGGGTCGAAGCTATAAGAGGTAGCTCCTACGATAATAGTTTCTTGCGAAGATCGTAATTTTATTCGGACTTTGAGTTCTTGTGTATTAATTGTACATAAGGGAAACCCATTTTTAGGGCGGTTATGAAAATAGAATGGAAGTTGTATTCTAAATTCTGAATCGATGCTCCCATATCCCGTTGTACTACCGTACTGGCCATCTAACCATCCTTGTACACGGAATCCGGCCGCGCTATTTCCACCTGTGAAATTCGGACCATGCATAACATCTATACTTTGTTTATACGAATCAGGTACGTATAATTCATTATAAATAAAAATATCATCCCCGGTTATCTTATCGATAAGTTGATCTCCTAATAATAATTCTACATATTCAATCACAGAAATTCCGAATTTTTCAATGACTCCCATTGCCGGAACGGACGAGCCATATCCGAAGGGAACAACACCATCTATTAAACCATATATTTTAGATTTATCACAATTGAATGATAATGTTATCCCCTTGAGAATATCACCATAATTTGCTGGGATCGTCACCTCAATATAGTCACCTGTATATATTTTCTTATCAAAATCTATTTTAAAATTTTCATTTGCCCAATTGGTATATTTATTATATTTTTTGGTAAAAAATGAAAATGACGGATTATCTAGTAAAAGGTCACTGGCACGCCCTTTTGTTATTATTTGGACGCGACCAGCCATATATTATTATGACATTAGTATTTTAAGCCACATAATCCACCCGAGTATACCATCATGTTATAACTCGTAGAATGAATATTAAGTTCAAGAGTATCACCGACTGGTATTTCAAGCTGGCGGTTTGATACGACGTAAGTGAATTTTGGATTAATTACAAATTTTTGATCAATTATACGACTGAAATTTAAATGACCAGATGGTTCATTGTTTAAAGGGTACAATGCAAATGAATAACTACCAGATTCGTCAGATCGAATGTTACCCATATATGCACTTTCCTCTTGAGTCGACGCGTAAATATCTTGAGATTGTGAGGATCTGGAATTAATTAACGAATTTTCATGTACTAATTTAACAAACGAATCATCAAAAATATAATTACCATTGATTTTAATTCCCGCTGACACAAATGGTGTAGTTAACATATATTGGTAGCGATAATCGAATACAGATGGTGCAACAGGTCGGTAGGCTTGTATAAAATCTGACAATCGTGATTTGTTTATTGTGAAAAAATATATATTTTTTACTGGATTAGCCAGGTTTATTGGTATCTCCGTCATATGATCATGACCCCCACTTTTTCTAATTATGTCATGTTGGTGTAATTTAGTTTGTGTAATTAATTGGTTAATTGGTCTCGATTTCAAAAAGTCTAATTCATCACGATCTAAAAAGGTAAATTTTGTTAATAAAGAAGCTGTCTCTATATTTGTATCCAGTGTATATGGTTTTAAGAATGGATGTATCAATTTATCAAAGGGTTTAAATTTGATTTTCACATAACAATCCTGTTTAGTCAGTTTACATGTTATTATAGATGCTGGTAAATTTTTATAAAAATAAAATGGTAAATCTATATGCATTTGTTTCAAGTTCCAAATATGTTGCGTTATACCATTACTATCTACCGTGGATGTGGAACCATAAGGCCTCTTAGCAGCTTGAGTTTGATAGAGAATGGAGTCAATGAAAATGTATTTAGCTGTATTATATTTATGGTATAAATAAATCCAATCACTCGTAATTTTTTCTATAAGAGTTCCACCAATATAAAGTTCTGCGTAATCTATTGCGTGTATACCAACGTTAGGCGTAAATGGATCATCATACGAGCCGGCAGATCCAAAATGTCCCGAACTTATAGAAGCTTTATAAAATAACTTATATCGAAGTGTGAATGTATTTATCAAATCACCAACATCTACTGGTATAATACATATACTTTCTTCATCTAACTTAGCATTTACTAAAGGAATTTCAATTGTATTAAATGCAAATTTCGTATGTTTTTTAAAAACTGATAAAAAGTGAGAAAATGTAGGATTTTTTGATATGAATTCACTTTGTAGTCCAGTTATGGATAAAAATAATTTACCTGACATTTATATATCCTAATTAAATCACACATTTTTCTTTTAAGTAATTGATACGAAACCGTTATTAAATCGAAGAATTTTAAAACCTGTATAGTACATATGAAATTTATATTCGGGGTTGACCAAAAGGCTTGGGAGGACTGATGATCCATTGCCACCGTGTAGAATGTCTAAATTTTCAACTAATTCGAAATGAAGTTTGGTTTTTTCGGAATTTAATCCCGAAAAATCGAGAAACCCCGATGGCATTGTACTTTTAGGGAACAATGCAAAATTGTATGAATATATATTATTAAATATGTAATTCTGCACTGGGGGTGAGTATGGGGTGGATCTAGGGCTTTTACCCGATACAGATAATTGTGATTGCATTGGTACATAAATTAAAAAGTATTCATGATCAATATTAGATATATTAGGGAATCGTTCACCATTTAAGGAGAAATACGCATTCTTTAACACATTTGGAGGCGAGGTGATATGATTACCCATCGTTTGTTGTGCTTTAGTGAAATTGAACCTATTTGATGTATTTTGAGCTCTTATAAATGGTAACGCATCGGTTGACTCTATATGTCTATACTCATCTTCATCTTCGTATCCCCTGTACCGAAAAAACCAATGAAAACATTTGACAGGTATTGACGGTTCTAATTGTACTTCAAATAGTCGTTTATTTGTTTCTAATGGTATACTTGAATGTTTATTAACAAAATCACAAATAATTTCTCTATTATTATTTTTAAAAAATAGGGACTCTTCATTAGAAAGTGTGATTTCTTCAGTTATAATTTTAAATTCTTTTAATTTTTTAACTGGTGGGGCGACTGGGGGTTCTCTCCCAATGTCACCACCGGAATTATAAGAGTGTTTTTGATTAGTAAAAAACGACTGTTTAAAAAAATCGATCTCGAGTCTTATTTTCTGTTTATGAATTGCACACAGTGGAAATGGAATTTTATTTTGTTTATTATTTGAATATACATCTCCACCAAAATTTTGACTAAAAAAGAATGGAATATGAATGTACATATTATTATATCCTGCGTCGGTCTCAGTTGCGCTGGCGCCGACAATATTTCGATTGTATACTGCATTTGCACTTGTTTTTTGAGATTCTGTTTGATATAAATTATCGTGAATAATACACCAATCCGCAGTTATTTCCTCTAATATTTGTTCATCGACAATAAATCTAATACTTTTTATTATTTTTCTTCCCAATAACTGTAAATCCCAATACCAAGAGTCAGTTTCGGCATCTATGATAACACCCTCACCGCTGCTGGAGGAGAGACTGCCTGGTACATTATATTGTTGCCATCCATGACCATTATCTCTAAAAAACTCAAAGCTGGAATCACCGAAGCCTCCGAGTTGCCAGAACGTAGAATTTGGAAAACCGGGACCAGGATCCCCCGCAGCGTAAAGTGCAGCCCATAAAGCATCGTAGGATGTATATTCACTTGCTTCTAGAGTCGTTCCGAATATATATATTTCAGCTTCTTCCGTTACGAAAGTTATACCAGTGGTCCATTTCGGTATCGTAATGTTTATCCATAAATTTGTAAGAAGATCCCCCATACTTTGTGGGTTCAGAGTAACCCGGACTGTTTCCCCAAATGGCCACGTCGGAATATTACCATCTTCAATTACATCGTGTACATTGTGATA